GGGATGAGCTGGAACAGGTCTTAGCTTTTTTCGGAGATAAGAGAGTTCTCACAAGAACCGATGTCATGCGGTACACGGGGAAAGGTGAGAAGTGGGTTAAATCTCACATTGGAAAAGAAAAAGAATTCTCAGCGGTTGCACTTGCCCATGCAATGGCTGCACTGAAGTAGGAGGAATATATGATTCATTTGTTCTTATCCCTTCGGCTGATAGACCAGATCTTGGTTGTTGGTTATATCCTGTTCGCTTTGTTCATTATTGGCTCTGTCTGGTATGTGCAGCATGAGATATGGAATGCCAACCTCCGTCAGACGGTAGAGAATTTTATAGGGAATCTCCATGCACTCACGGAGAAAATCGAAAGCGAAGCATACGAAGCAGAGTGGATGGACGCAAAGAACTATATGAAGTCACAGGGAGAGAATTTCTGATGGAACCAATGATTTCAGGAGTTTATTTTCTGCTAAAAGAAGGGAAAGTCAAATATGTTGGTGAATCAAAGGATATCTGCCGACGAATAGCTGAACATACAGCAGGATATAGATCACATGGCAAACTAAAACAAGATTTTGATAGATGGGAATTCATTTCTATTAAAGATAAAAAAGCCAGATTAGATATTGAAAGAACACTAATTATGATGTTGCAACCAGAGTGGAATATTGCAGATAACACCAAAAACGCAATTGTTGGTCGTGAATATCTTACACAAGATGAAAAAATAAAACCACTTTGTGATGAAGAGGACATGAGATGTTGTAACTTAGATCCTTTTGAAACTCTTTCTTATATTACTACGGGAGAATTAGAAAAACTTACTGGAATTTCAGCAAGCTATTTTAATGTTCTTGCAGATCAACTTCGGCCCATGAATTTATCATCTTTTGCATTTGGGATTAAAAAGATTTCGCGGAAATGGATAGTTGATCATAAAGAGGTCATTTATACTCTCCAAAGACTGAAGGAGAAAGAGGTGGATTTTGATGAAGATAAATAAAGTCCACTGCCTGTTTGAGCAGTCCGGCACATTTAAGAATGAGTTTCTGAAACTTGGAATACCTGCCGAAGATTACGATATCCGCAATGACTTCGGGGAGACTGACCATGTGATAGATCTCTTCTCAGAGATAGATAAAGCCTACGACGGTGAGCCAAGTATTTTTGACGAGATTGGCTCCGAAGATCTTATTCTGGCATTTTTCCCGTGTACACGATTTGAGTCACAAATCTCTTTGCATTTCCGTGGTGAGGCAATGCAATTAAAGAACTACACAGATGAACAGAAACTTGCTTACGTTATGAAACTGCATAATGAACTTCACCGTTTGTATGAGCTGTTCTGCAAAATGTTTACAATTTGCATCGGGGGGGGGACAGACTGGTTACAGAAAATCCTTTCACTCAGCCACATTATCTCACCTCGTATTTTCCGATTAAGCCGAGCGTGATTGATAAGAACAGACGTTTGCACGGTGATTATCAAAGGAAACCTACGCAATACTGGTTTGTGAATTGCAAGCCGGAACAGAACATGATTCTGGAACCTGTGGAATACTTGGAGAGAAGAACTCACAACGAAGCGAAAAGGTCAGGAGATGTTTCAAGGCAAGTGATCCGCAGCATGATAGCGCCTCAGTACGCACGTTGGTTTATTCGAACATTTATCTTGGACATGGAGGAATAGCAAAGTAAGGGGAACGATATGGCAAAAAGCTGCAAGCACAAGGACTGCCGTTATTACAACGAAAAGACTGCTAATACTTTTTCATGCAATTATGCGCTGTATGAAGGGAAAACAAAACTCTCCCAACTGAAACCTGGAGAGAAATATGACGTAAGCAACTGTCAATTCTATTCAAGTGGAAGGAAGGTAAGACCTTCTGAAGTGTTTCCATATACCGAAATCGTTTCGGAAGAAATACTGAGAGAAGCAAAGAAACTTTCCCGTGAGCCGAATGCTGTAACGCTGTATGACCTGCCTATAGCAGATAAGGACATGGCAAAAATATACGGAGTATCACACCAAGGGGTAGCATACTGGAGGAAGGTTAAAGGTCTCGGACGCTTGAAAGAGGCGAACCCCATTAACTGGAAGGAAATTGATTCCTTGATTTCAGAAGGATATTCAGACATAGCAATAGCAAAGCTGGCCGGAACCAATGTTATTGTTGTGCAGGAATATAGAAAAAGCTTTGAAGAAGGAGGGTGACAAAAATTAATGGTAAGGGCGAATACAGTTTATTCCGTGAAGACAATGACAGTAGCACAGGCGAACCCCTATATACTCTGGTCATAGACGGAGTTAAGTATGGCGAGCACATGACTCTTCCGGAAATCAGTATTCTTCTTGCGAAACAGGGAGAGGATGGCGATGAGTGACTTTGATAGACGGACACTTGTCTCTGTAATGGAGACAGCCATCTGGCCTTGGAATTCAGTTGATTCCGTAGAGGAAGAGGCGAGCGGAAGCGTTTGTCTCGTTATGAAGTCAGACTTGGACAGAGCTGACAAGCAACGGGAAATAGATAAGTGTTTGAGTTGTAGGAGACAATTCTGCACAAATTGTCTAAGTGAATACGAAAAAGAGGACAAGCCCAAGTTGGTAATGATCAAGCAGATCGAAGGACAAATGATCATGGAAATGTGAAAGAGGAGATGATGTTAGATTGCTTGAGTATAAGCACTTCCCAGATAGGGAAGCGTGGCTGAAAGGAAGGAAAGACTTTCCCGGAATAGGTGCTTCTGAAGCGTCTGCCATAGTCGGAGCGTCAAGTTGGATGTCTGCGTCTGAGTTATGGCAGCTGAAGACAGGACGGAAAGAACCGAAAGACTTATCCCTTAACGAGCAGGTGTCGTATGGAACACATGCAGAAGAGCATATACGTGCACTGTTCATGCTGAAGCATCCGGAATATGAACTGGATTACCATCCTTTTGATTTCATGTATCAGAAGGAAAGACCTTGGCTCAGATGTACCCTTGACGGAGAATTGGTTGTTCCGGACGGTGAGAGGGGAATAATGGAAGTCAAGACGGCCCAGATACAGTCTAAGAGCCAGTATGCCCAGTGGAATAATCGCATTCCGGATCACTATCTTGTGCAATTACTGCACCAGTTCTTAGCCACTGGCTATTCCTTCGCATATCTGACCGCGGAATTAATGTACATGGACGGATCTTCTACACTGCGCTCCTATTATTTCCGTGCACAGGATTACTACGATGATATGGAATGGCTTCTGGAAGAGGAAGAAAAGTTCTGGGATAGCGTTCTGAATCAGAAAACACCTAATGTAAAACTATTTTTGTAAGGAGTTAACGATGGAATTTCAAGTAACAACTGATCTCGCATTGATTCAGCCTCAGAAGATTGAATCGAATGTCGGAGAAGTTAAGGTATGGCTTCAAAGCGCACTCACCAAGTACAAGACTGCTGTTGTGAACGAAGACGCAATTTCTTCTGCAAAGGCAGACAGAGCAACCGTGAACAAGGTGAAAAAGGCTATTGATGACAAGAGAAAACTTGTCAAAAAGCAGTGGAATGAACCTTATGTCGCATGGGAGAAGGAAGTTAATGAACTGGTAGCCCTGTGTGACGAAGCAGCAAAGAATCTGGATGTTCAGATCAAATCCTTCGAGACTGAAGCAAAAGAGGTCAAGAAAGCAAAACTGAAGTCATGCCTTGAAGGATGGGCAGCAGGAGTCGGAGTAGAAGATTATCTTCCTTATGAAGAAGTGGCAGACCCCAGATGGCTGAATGCGACGTTCCCGATGGAAGAAGCAACGGGAGCTATCAGAAAACTTATTCAGGTCACGGCAGAAGACCTTAGAACAATTCGTGATCTGCACAGCGATTTTGAAACTGCTTTGTTGAACAAGTATAAGCAGACACGTGACATCCGCAAGGTACTTGCCGAAGAACAGTCCCTACGTGCCGTCAGAGAGCGTGAAGCGTCCAGACGTGAATTTATACCACCCCAGACGCTCGAACCTTCGGAACCCAATGCAATCCGCTCAGAAAAAGCTGAAGAATTGAAAACTGAGCCGATTACTTCCACCCAGACTCAGAATCCTGTTACTGAGCCTGTGCAGAAACCGCAGTCCAAGCCAGCTAAGACATGGACGCTTAAATTCGCTGTTACTGTAACAAAGGAACAGATGTTTGCACTGAAGAATTTCTTTGTAAGTAATGGAATACATTATGAACAGCTCGAAGAGCGAAAGGAGAACAAATAAATGAGAGCACCACAGCCAACTGCTCAGAAACAGAGCCTGTCAGTCAGACAGGCCGACGCAGATAAGCCCGTAGTATATCGGGACAGTAACGGACAGGAGGTAAGCCTTTCCCGTTATATTATCAATCGTTATCTGGCCCCGGCCGCAGAGTTCACCGAAGAGGAATGCTGGGGTCTGATTGGCCTTGCAAAAGCGAGAGGCCTTAACCCTGTTGTCAAAGACGTTTACTTTGTCCGGTATCAGGGAACACCGCAGATTATCGTTTCCCGTGACTACTATGAGAAACGGGCAAACCAGAATGTGAACTATCGAGGGAAAGAGAACGGTATTGTCGTTCTGAACCGCAAAGAAGAGATTGAGTATCGTGCAGGTACGATCATGCTGAAAGGCGAAGAACTTCTCGGCGGTTGGTGTCGTGTCTATATGGCGAATCTGGAACATCCCGTGTTTACTTCGGTTCAGTTTGACGAAGCTGCAAAAACGAAAGACGGGAAGCTTACTGCAACATGGGCAACTATGCCGAAGACCATGATTGAAAAGGTCGCTATCGTCAGAGCACTTCGGTCAGCTATGACAGAAGAGTTCGGAAACACCTACATTGCTGATGAACTTGGAATGGAAGAGTCTGAGCTGTCGGCAGAAGTTGCTGATGTGCCAGAGAATGCAACTGAACCTGCTCCGGAACCTACACCGTCTCCAAAGGCAGCACCGGCACCGGCTCCGAAAAAGGCAGTAAAGAAAGCGGAGCCTGTCGAAGCAGAGTTCATGGAAGTGGATGAATCAACCGGAGAAGTAATCGAAGAAGAGGACGATTTTGAAGATCTGCAGGCCGCGTTCTTCAAATAATGCGAAAATATTAGAAATGGAGTTATAAAAAATGCTGAATATTTTTGGAAATCTGGAAGACGGTGAAAAAGTAGCCATCTGGGGTATTTCTTCAAACCCGAAAACAAAAACCACCTCCACTGGAAAGACACTGACCACTCTCAGCGTCCAGATCGGGAAAGAAGGGGATGACAAGGTATTTGTAACTGTGCAGGCATGGCAGAAGCTTGCACAGCAGTTTGCAAGTCTTGTCGATAAAAAAGATTATCTGTTTGTAGTTGGCACAGCCCATCTGGATACATACTGGACAGAAAAGAACCAGAGAGAGACTTACTATATCAGCGCTGAGTACATGGCGAATCAGGTGTTTATCGGTGGGGAAGCTGGAATGTCCCACGGTATGGATGACGATGACTTCATGAATCTTCCGTAATTGCTGTATATTCTCACCTCTGCCACCATGCAGGGGTGAGAAAACCACTTGACAAGCTGGATAAGTTAGAAAGTGAAGGAGTATGGTGTTGAAACTGGTTGAGCAAGACGCAACAGGAAAGATTATCTCCGTAAAGTGTGTGTCGGAAATTAGCAGTATCAAATCTTTAAGCAGTGAAGAGCGATTCGTTTATAATGTTCTGAATGCACTGATTTCCCAGAGAGCTTATACGGATGACCGGACAGCCGAAGAGATTGCGTTCTTTACGAAGTTGCCAATGGCAACTGTCAGAAAATCGATACAGACACTAAAAGACTCGGGAAAGTTAATAAGGAAAACAGAGTACGGATATACTTACTGGACAACTCGGTGGATGATTGACCACCCCGATTTCCGGGAGTGGAATGAATATACTTATTGATTGAGGCAGGTAAAGAGAAATGAAATATACCATTGAAGGATTTAGCCAAGAGGCGGCAATGTCTTTTTCTCATACTGAAGCGGTAAAAACTGGAACCGTGACGAAGGTTGTCACGCAATATGTGGATTGCACTGATCTGGCAATTCTTCGGTGGTTTGTGGATTTCTATAAATTCATGCGGAAAATCAACATTGAAGGACAGGAATATGCGCTTTTGACATATCAGAGACTTGCTGACGATATGCCATTAGTTCGTGTGTCCAAACGCTCATTTGCGGATAGACTGATGAAACTGTCCAAGATGGGTATACTGGAACATAAGCATTTTAAGGAGGGTGGTTCATATTCTGTTTACACCTTCGGCCCTGAATATGAAAGACTGGTTGATAGTTCCAAGAGAGAAAAGAAGGAGCAAGAAGAAGAGCCACAGAAGGAACCCTCTGCAAAAATCGTAGGGGGTGGGTGTTTAACCGACGAGGGGTATGCAGTCAAACACCGAACAAATAGTAATCTATTATATAATCAGTTATCTTTATATAATAATATTATAAATAATATTCTTTCCTCAACTGAAAAATATCCTTTCGACGCTTCACTCAATGAAACTATCAAACTCTGGATCGAATACAAATCTGAAAAACATCAGACATATCAAGCCAAAGGAATGCAAATGCTTATCACCCAAATTCTCAACAAGGTTGCTGAATATGGTGAAGATGCTGTTCGCGATGTCATCATGCTCAGTATGAGCAACAACTACACTGGCATCACGTGGGAGAAAATCAAAAAAACAGAAGAACCGTCTCAGACTTCCAAAGAAGAACAAAGAGTGTTCGAACACGAAGAGAATTATTACAAGGCTGCAGCTACACTAAACAAATCCATCCTCAAAAGATATCCAACGATGAAGCCAAAAACTGAAGAGGAATTACAAGCTTGGGCAAATGAGTTTTATATCCTTGAACAGCAAGACCATCGCACAATGGAAGAAATCTCGTCTGTTCTCCGGTTCGCAAGGAATGATGTGTTTTGGAGAGATAAAATCTTGGATGCAAAAAAATTTAGGGAAAAATATGATACTCTTCTTGCTGGGCAGATTGAGAATGAAAGGAAAAACAAATGAAGCTTTATGATACTTCCCTTGAACAATGCGTAATCGGGGCATTGTGTATAGGGCCGGACTCAATGAAGAAAGTTGTTCGGTTTCTGAAACCGGAAGACTTTACAATACTGGCATGTGAAATGCTCTACCAGAAAATGTATGATGAGTTTATTCACAACCACCCGATTGACGTGAACATCTTACCGTCATGTATCTCGTCGATTATGTCAGAACCAACGGAATATGTCAGAGAATGTATGATGTTGGCTCCAACAACAAACAATGTTGTCTTACATGCACATGTGATTCATGAAGCAGCGAGAGAAAGACGGTTACAGACAAGCGTTTACGAGATTTTCAACACAGAGGAAGAAGACGTTTTAGCAACGACAATCATTCAGAAATGTCAAGATTTTTTAAAAGACGGAAGGGGAGAGGCTACAGGAATGTTTCAGCTTATGAATGAAGCTTGCGATAAGCTCAGTGAGCCTATGGGTCTGAGAATAGACACAGGATTTCCGAGACTCGACGGGATACTAAAGGGCTTGTGGGGTGGGAATCTGATACTGATCGGTGCAAGACCATCTTGTGGGAAAAGTTGCTTCGGATTAGATCTTGCAGAACATGCAGCACGTCAAGGTCATACAACGATGCTCTACTCATTGGAAATGCTTTCTGATGAACTGACAGAAAGAATGATTTGCAGAAGAGCAAATATTCCATTAGACCATATTATTGATCGAGTCATGAGTGACGATGAGATACTAAGATACACACAGGCATGTGCGGATTTGTCTTCATTGCCAATCATTGTAAACGACACTCCCAATATCACTGTCCAGCAGATTCGGGCAGATACCAAAATACAGCAGAATGTTGAACTTATTATCATTGATTATATCGGACTGCTACGTGCAGAAGGCAAGTATCCGAACCGGAATCTGGAACTTGGAGCTATATCAAGAGAACTGAAGAATCTTGCAGCAGAATTAAAGATTCCAATTGTAGCAATGGCACAGCTCAACAGACAGAAAGACTCTGGGGATGAACCAAATCTGAGTGATCTACGGGATTCCGGAGAATTGGAGCAAAATGCAAATAAGGTAATCTTCCTGTGGAATGTAGACGAGGAACAGGGGATTAAAGGATGTAAGGTCGCTAAGAATAGGCGAGGGAAAAACGGGACAGTTCACATGAGATTTCAAGGGGAGTATATGAAATTCACTGAATTGAGTGAAAACATAAATGTCAAATCCAAGAAGTCAGACGATATGTGGAATGATGACGAATATTGATTATATCCGAAGTCTCCCGCCACGGGAGCTGTCGAAGTTCTTATATAGCGTGTATTTATCATGCTGTATCTGCTGCAGTCATCAAGGCTCTTGTTCTCCGACAGACAGATGCCGGGAAGAAATAATGCAATGGCTTATACAAGAAAAAGACGCGGTAAAAACGAAGTGGGATGACATGCCGATTGACCAGATGGGTCTGACACCAAGCGTTTTCAATGGCCTATACAAAGCAGGAATCCACACAGTCGGAGAGTTAACCCGATATACCGCTTATGACTTATCAAAAATACCCCATCTGGGAGAAAAAGCGGTAAAAGAAATAGAAGCACAAATCTTTAAGATTACCAAAAATCGAATATAGAAAATGTGTCTCCTAACGCAAAAATGTTCTCAGAGTCTCTAAAAGGCTAAGAACAGCGTTAGGAGAGCCTTTTTTTATGACAAAAAATATAGTTTCATGGGGTTTGTAGAAGTATAACTTCTAACCACGCCAAAGGGAGTGTTATAGGGCGATGGAATCACAGAAATGCTTGATATGCAAGACACCGTTGAACGATATCAAATCATGGAAAATGCCAGTAAAGCTCGGAGACTTCTTTGTCCCGTATTGCTACAGGTGTCAGGCAAGAGTGTATACATGGATCGCAAGCTGTATCGGCTATAAGCTTGCAATGTTTTTTTCCTGTGCGATGTTCAACCTTCCGTATCTGCCTTTGCTGATCACGGAGTCAAAACAGTACAGCAAAGAGCGTGGAACATGGGGCGCATATGTTGCCACGGTCAAAAGGGCCGATAAGGAAGAAGGCAAAGTCAGAGGATTCTCTGACGGAATAACGGATATCCGGAAAGCCTTCGGCGGTTCACTTGCTACCATCGAGATCACGGATGAGATGAGAGAAGACGAGCTGTACAAGAGCGGCCCCGCAACAATACAGGAGTTGTTTGGCCCCGGGCCGAAAAAGTCTCCGTATAAACCGGAAGACTATGACTTCCTGTTGAAAACGTACAATGCTCTGACGGAAGAAAGACCTTACAGAAACGCACAGACGGAGCTTGCTATCCAGAAGATCTGCAAGTGGACTCTCGAACAAGAGAAGTGCATGCAGAACAAGGAATTTGCTGATGCCCAGAAAATCGGTGCACTGATCAAGACCGAGATGGAGGGCGAAACACTCCGAAAGCGCGACGAGAAAGCTGCTGACGTGACCCGTCTTGACGACATTGTTTTAGCGGTCGAACGTGCAGGACTGGATTTGTACGACTATGAACATCTCTGCGAACAGCTTTCCACAATGATGTTCCACTCAAAGTATGGCCTTTGCCGTGACGCAGCAGATCAGATGCTCCTCATGATTGCGAATATCAGTAGGTGGAATGAAGGCGAGGAAGCACTGGATACGCTTCCAAAGGATTTCCGCATTACCGATACGTTAGGTGAGTTCGCAGAAGAACAGGACGAAATAGAACGTAAGAATTACAAGGACTTGCAGTTGGTTCCGATGAAAGCGGAATAAATCTTTCAACACTTCAAAAATCGGGGAGGTGGTTAGTTAGAAATGGCAACGAATAAAGAACCGTATGAATACAGTCCGGAGCTTGGGCAGTATGTCAAGAAAAACAATACGGAAAAAGTTGGGTATTCGAAATACGCCACACCGTGTTGGGCTTTATTGGTGTCATTTTTCTAACGGGCTGAGTTCAGATTTTATCCGGATATCCTCGAAGATATTTGCAAGGGCGACAACGTAGAATTTGAAAACAGCCTTCTGAACCGCGTTATGAAACGAGCAGCTGCAAGGTATGAACGGACATTCTTCTATGCTTCTCGTGGCACAGGTAAGACAACAAACATTGTGTCTGACCGATGCAATAAAGGAATACTTTTTCCCGGAGAAGTTGTAGGTTACTATGCTCCAACTGAAAAACAGGCAGCACCAATTGCTTCAAAAGCATTTTCCACATATAAGCGAAATTCTCCTCTCTTGGCAGCTCATTGGTCGGAAGACAGTAATGCAATGAGTTCGTTCAAATTATCCACAAAGAACGGCTCAATGTTTACGATGTCTGTTCCCCGTGGTGTTGATACATCTTCGCTGATTGCTGAAGAGTGCGGACAGGAAGATAAAAACCCGTTCAACTGGGAAGATTTCAACCAGATTGTTTTACCGACAAACAGGAAAGAATACAAGGTTGACGGTGTTAGCCCACTGGGAGCGGTTAATCTTCAAGTCCATTACATTACAAGCGCATCCCGTAAAGAGAACCCCGCGTTTCAAGTGTGTGAGCAAATTCGGCAGGAAATGAAAAATGGCGGCAGTGCCTTTGCCTGTTGGGTTCCTTGGCAGGCAGTCGTGCTTTGCCGAATGAAATCTTACAATTACTACAGAAATCTGAAGAGACAGCTCACGGCAGACCAGTTCCAGAGAGAGTGCGAGAGTAAATGTACGGGTTCCATTCAGAACCCGATAATCCGCGACAGTGCATTGCTCGACAGCAGAACTGTCATGCTTATGGAAGACCGGCACTGTGGAGACAAAGATGTTTTTTACATCCTTGGGTACGACGTTTCTTCAAGAGACGTATCCGGGAATGCACTGACAGCAACCGCAGTTCTCAAGTGTGAGAAGAACACCAATGCTGATCTGACGGTATGGGATCATTACAGGAAATCATGCGTATATATCACTGACGAGCATCCACCGCATTCTGCTGAAGAACATGCAAGACAGATAAAGCGACGCTGGCGCGATTATATGCTTGAAGGCGGAAAACTGGCAATTCTTGTAATTGATGCCCGTTCTTACGGGCAGGCAGTTATTGAACAGCTCCACAGAGACCTTAACGATGGCTTACCGCCACTGGCAACGATCTATCATGAAGACCCGTATCTTTCGTTGGAGCAGGAAGGTGCCATCCCGTGTATCTATCCCCTTCAGGCAACAGGATATGCTGGAAAAGACCCAAATGCCGAAATGCTTGATTATATCGAGCGTGAAATAGAGAACGGGCAGTTAAGGCTTTTGACTTCAAACCTTCTTGACGCGACGAAAGCCTACAAGCTGAAACATAACATTACCGATGACTTGCATGATATTGCAATTCAGCACCCGTACATTAAGACCAACAGGTTGTGCCAGCAGATATCAAACCTGCAGAAAAAATATTCTTCCTTCGGTTGGACAGAGAAAGAAATATCCGTTGCTATTCCGAAGGATGAATGGTCAGCACTTCTCTATGCATCTCGTATGGCGCAGAGAATGGAGAGAGAAGAACTGTACTACGAAAACCGTGCGCACAACGAATGGGAAGAATACGCAAACAAGTTTGCCGGTGACAACGGAATGAGTGATATCCCAATCAGAACACATGCTGTGAAAAGGCTTGGGCGAGGAGCTATCAGATAATGGCTGAAGAATTCAAAAAGAATAAGATCTGGGGTTGTCTCTCAACAGTGGATAACATCAATCGGTTGAGAACGTACCCATTCTTCTACGCAAATTCTGACCACTGCTTGGTGATAGCTGATGAACAGCCAGCCGGTACTGTGGAAATGACACAGGAATTCATGGAGCGTTTCAAGGCCGATGACTGGCTCTGGATCAGTAGAGTGATAGGCCGTGTTCAGAAAGAGCAAGAAGAAAAATACCCCGAAGCTGCAGAGGAACTTGAGAAAGAAAACCAAGAATTCCTTGAAAAGTTTCGGAGTAATTTAGAGGCTTGGAGGTCAAAGAATGGAACAGCGGAAGGACAACAGAAGTAGTTCTGGAAAAACTTCATATACATCCGATTCTTATTCCACCCTTGCAAGGGGAATGATGGGACTCACAAGAGAATTCCAAGATATCCCCGTGGAAGAGGCCTTCAAAGCATTCGTTGGAGCTGGCGGTTACGGTCGCATGCTCGCCGAACCATTTGTACAGAACAGGCGAGTAAAAGGATATAACACTCTTCCGCAGGACGTAACAAAAGACAGACTTGTGGAAATGATTCAGAACCCGAATGACCATGAGCAAAGTCTTCGTGGTGTTTCTTCCACATTAGCATATACAACCAAAACATATGATCTGATTCTTCAGACATATCAGGACTTGCTTACATACGACTGGTATGTGCATCCCACATATTCGCCCGACAAAATCCATATTGAGACGATGAAAAGAGATTTGTTTCTTGCCGAAAAACTGGTTAAGAAAATGAATCCGAAGCAGAAGGGACATGAGATCGTCGGGAAGTGTATGGAATACGGGAAAGTATTCTATACACCGAGATATTCTGTGGATAAAAGCCACAACAAAGTAAACTACGCATTTCTTCAGCAATTGCCAGAAGATTTCTGCAAAATTGTTGGCTTCAATAACGGCCCCGGCAAATACACCGTCGCTTTCGATCTGATGTATTTCCTTCACTCCGGCACTGACTGGAGGCAGTTTGGAGATCTGTTTGAGCCATATATCCAGATATTCGGAGAAGTTGTTGAAAGCAAACAGAAGTACGTATACAACTCTGCTCCGTCCTATGAAATCAACATAGATAAATTCAACCGCCTTAATGCGGCACAGACGGTTGGAAATCCGGAATGGTACATAATCGGCAACACCTATTACTACTGGGTGAATCTGCCAGCAGATAAAGTAATCACTTTTGAAATCTCTGACAGAACAGATGCCGTCATTCCACCGAATACGGGGCTGATGGTTTCAATGCTTTCCATTCCAAATTATGAAGCCGCGCAGATGGAAATCGTTCTGAATCCACTGACCAGTATCATGACGGGTGAAATCCCCATGTATGATACGAAAAACATTCCCAATGCTGACCCGATGGCAGTATCTCCGTCTCAGAGGGAACTGTTCGAAAGGTTCTGGTACAACATGCTCAACCGGAACAACACTTCCGGTATCGGCCTGTATGCTGCACCGTTCAAGAACATGAAGCTGCAAACGATCAGCGATACGGTATCCAACACAGACGTTGCTACGACTGCTGTTTCTGACCAAGTTCAGAAGTCCGGACTGGCAGCATTGATACCAAGCACCAATGACCCGAAAGTCGGTGTAGCACAGCTTTCCGCAATGATCAATGCAGCATATCCCAAGATCATATACAGACGATTTGAGGCCATGTTTGATTCTATTTTCGAAGACCTCAATCTGAAAACACCGCTCAAGTTTGAAATGTTCGGAGATATTTTCTCACGGAAAGAAGAACTTGATATGGCGAGACAGGGAATGACGCTTGGCATTCTGAATGACACGTTAAAGTACGACGCTATGAATGGGCTGACTATTCTTGACGATATAGCAATCAGCGACTTTGTGCATGAATCCGGAATTCTTGATAAGAGGATACCGTTGATAAGCACATATTCCGCAAAACAGAGTGAGAGTGGATTGCCACCTAAAGGCAGCGGTGGGAATAATCCGGAAGCTGCTAACATTCTCAATCCCGGTGGAAGACCGACAGAGGATGGCAGTGAATCAAGTCAGAAGACTGAGACCAGAACGATTGCAAAAGAGAATGCAATCTACTCTCTGAATGACCTCTGAATCAGTTAATAGAGCGCAGATAGTGATAGCTACACGACAAACGGGGAAGTCCAACCCGCTTCTGCGCTTTATATAAATTGGACGAGATAAATCATAGGAGGACACTATGGAAGAAATTTGGAAGCCAGTAAAAAACTTTGAAAACCTTTATGAGATTAGTAATTTAGGGCGTGTTAAATCTCATCATAAATATGGTGGGTTAGACAATCGTATTATGAAACAAAAAATCAATCGATATGGTTATTCTTGTGTGAAATTGAGCAATCGAGGGCACACAAGGCATGTGCAAGTACATCGGTTAGTTGCTGAGGCTTTTCTTGAAAACCCAAACGATTTTCCGATGATCAACCACAAGGATGAAAACAAACTAAACAATCATGTAGAAAATCTTGAATGGTGTAATGCGCAGTATAACAACACATATGGTCATCGATTAGAAAAGGCTTTTCCAAAAGCATGGGAGAAATGGTCTTATACAGAACGAGGACGTGCACATATGAGCAAAGTAGGAAAGGCACGTGGAAAAAGATGCGCATCCTTTAAGGACGGGAAAATGCTAAAAGAGTTTGCAAGCGCTGCGGAAGCTGCACGTTATTACAATATTAAAAAATCATATGTTGTCTATTGTTGTGAGGGCAAATCGAAAGCGCGTAGTGGGATGCAATGGAAATACCTTTAGACGGGAGATAAACCTATGGAAGAAATACAGACAATCAAACAAGTCGAAGGAAAACTAAAGTTCTTAGATGCTAAGAACGACAAATTACAGCCAGTCGAATTGTGGTGTCTTAATGAAAAAATCAACCGCAATGGATGGAAGTATGAGTCAATTGCAACCCATTTGGACGAATTCAAAGACATCCCGATTTTGACCGCCTATTTGATGGACGGAGCAGTGATTGCAGACGGACATAACTTTTCGGTGAAGCGTGACCGACAAACGGGCAAAGAATATGCGTCCTTTACCGCAGCCGACGCAGAAAGAATTGTCGGTTGGATTGACAGAAACGCGAGCGTAAAAATTCAGAAAGATGAAGATGGTATTGACTGGGTAGTTTGCCAAGGAAATCTATTTAAGTTTTATTGTTATGAACTTGTTCAGAAGTTAAAGAATCAGGGCTTTGATGGTATGAGCGTGTCAATAGAAACCTTGGTAACCTCAGAAGATATAATAGACGGCATTGCATATGAGCATGATTACATTGTCCTTGGAGTAACCATACTTAATGAGTCGGTAGCTCCAGCAGTGGAATCAGCTTCTATCAGAACGCTGTCACATTTGTCTGATATTAGGGATGGCATGAAAGAGGTTGTTTTAAAAGCTGCTTCCTACATTGAGGACACGGACAAAAAAAATGTACAGGAACAAAATGAATCCATGAAGGAGGAAAAGGCATTGACCTACTTTTCTAAGAAACAGTGTGCCGATCTGTCTAAGAGATTTGACGGTTATACCGTCCTCGCGGCAGCACAGGACGAAAACAATGTCATCCACGTTGCTCTTCTGTCCAAGAATGGCGATACTGCGGTTTACAACATGAACTCTGTGGATGAAACCATTGCAGTAGAACGCATCAGATCCTGCAATGGCACTGTAGCGTTTGACTGTGGTGATAACAACTGCGTGAATGCAGATCTTGATTGCGTACTTGAAGAAATGAATGAAGTAATCAATGAAGCAAATGAGAACTGCAAGAATGCACAGGCAGCGGAGCAGAAGGCAAATGAGTCTCTGACAGCTGCTATGGCGACAATCACCGAGATGCGTAATGCTGAGAATGCAAGACGCATTCAGAGCGCAAAGGAATGCGCAGCACGTACTCTGAGCGCTTACAATGCAAGCTCTGATTTTGAGATTCCTGCTTCTGCACTGTCTGAAATCAATGCTGACATTGACAAGGGCATGTACACCGAACGTATGAATGCTGATGGCAAATGGATCGGTGAAGATGAAGTCATCATGCGTGTTAAATCTCTCTGCGCTGACGAGCAGAAGAAAGTGAACGACGCAAAAGCATCCAAGAACAATCAGACTTTCGTGTGGGAAAAACTCAACGACACAGAACAGGATGATGGTTCTGTTGGTGCTCTTCTCAAACGCATCGGCGTTAACTAATCATAGGAGGTAAAAGAATTATGGCATTTACTGCTAATACCGCTTTTGAAGCGCGGATTACGAATAACGAGAATGACATTCTCTCTCATATCGCTGGCCTCTATCAGGCTTCCGGAGCAAATGCAGACTGCGACGCTGGACGTCTCGTGACTGCGGATTCTCTCGCTAACTGCGAAGGATTTACCGGAATCAAGAATGAGAATACTTGGATCATGGTTGACGCAACTGATGCGGCTACCATTGATACTCCCGTTTATGCTTGCGACACCTATGATAACAAGCTCATCGGTGACGCTTCCCACAACTATTTCATCGGCACTGAGACTCTTGGCCTTGGCACTCCCGCTGGCCGTTACGGAAACTTCACCCTTATCAAATTCGACGGTATTTCTCACTATCGTTTTGGCGTGGGCAACTTCTCCGCTGCTGTCGGCTCTAATAAGTATGCAACAATTGCAAACGGCGGTCTTGTTCCTGCCGCTTCCGCACCTGCTACAGCCGGGTCTATCTACTTTGAAATCATTGGTACTGGCAATTTTGTCGAAGGCGCATTCGACAGTTTTGGCTACGTCGATTTGATTGCAAAGAAAGTCTCTGCTTAATCTGAGTTCACAAGGAGGATTACACAATGGAAAGACTTTCTCTTAATACTCTCTCTCCGAGCGTGTTTAAAATCAACAGCTCCGAAACCGCAGATCTGAGCCGTGATCGCGCAGATATTGTTGCTACTGGCCGTCTGCTTGCTTATGAACATGCCCGTCGTGGTCAGTCTGCTATTGCAGCAGCTCTGAAGACCAACGGTATCGGTGCTTCTGCCATGATCACTGAACAGCAGTATGCACAGGCCAATGAGAAGTTCCAGATCAATCATCTTCTCTATGCGGCTAAGAAGGCATGTGAAGCTTCCGGTACAACCGCCCCAGAATCCTTTGAGGATTTCAAACGTCAGGGCATGAGCTTCTACAAGAACTCTGACTTCCTTAAAGTCCTTCAGGGTATCTATCAGGAAATCGTTTCCCCGATTCTTCCCCGTGTCTACTCCGAAGCTGTCAGCGTATTTGCTGACGTAGTAGAAGTTGGCTTTGCTGAGACCTATCAGCTCTCTATCGGCTCTGACGATATCCCCGTATTTCAGGACAGCGCATGGGGCGCATCCCGTAGCGTTCCCGCAAACCGCTTCTACAGCAAGGATATCACGCTCAATCCTCAGCCCAAGACTGCTGAAATCCGTATGAAGTGGCATCAGCTTGTCGGCAACGGCACTGATTTCGGTCGGTTCTTTGCTAACCTTGCAGCCGGTATGTATGCAAAGACCATGGGTATGTTCGCTCAGATTCTTACCAATCTGGCTACGGACACTACCAAAATCCCGTCTGCGCTTTCTGTCACCTTCGGTTCTACTAACTGGGTGAAACTGGCTAACCGTCTCTCTGCACTGAACAATGTGAATATTAACAATCTCCTTGCTTTCGGTAATGTGGTTGGCCTCTCCAAGGTGCTTCCCACTCAGCAGACCGGCTCCACCAATGTCAATATGGACGCAGCTCTTGCAACTCTGCTTGGTGCTGACTACATCCGTAGCGGATACCTTGGTGAGTACATGGGCGTTAAGCTCCTCCCGCTGATCGACGCAGTTGTTCCCGGCACTCAGAATTCTTCCGTCACTACCGTTCTGGACGAGACGAAGATCTGGATGATGGCTTCTGCAGGTCGCAAGCCTCTCACTATCTGCTACAACAGCGCAACTCCGCTCACCATCGAGCTGTCTGTTCCGGTCGAATCCGGGGCTGCATTCGAACTGGTCAGCAACGTCACTATGGCTATCGACATGGTGGCCGTTGTGGTGGATAAGATCGGCGTGGTAACTATCAACTGATAGCCTTTTTAGGAAGGGTGGAAACCCCACCCTTCCTCTCCCCAATATATCGGCAAGAGTAATTGTCGGTGCAACTCCGACAGCCGAGACAAGCCATAAAAGAAGGGAGAAATAGAAATGGCAAGAGGTAGAAAACCGGCAAATCCTGCACAGGAAGCAATTGCAGAAGAAGTAAGCGTAACCGAAGAAGTGAAACCGGAAGTTCCGGACAAAAGAGATGAAGAGATCGCTCTTCTGAAAGAACAGATTGCCGCAATGAAACAGATGATGGAACAGATGCAGTCTGCACAGCCACAGTCTGTTATTCAGGTGGCAGCACCCGAAGGGGAGAGAATTCAATTCATTTTTGAAGCTGAAGTCGCAGACGATAATGTGTTTCTGATCGGTGAAAACGGTATGTACGGACGGATTACTGGTAAGTCCGGTATGTTCTATGTGCCGAAGAATGATTTTTCCCGTATCAATGATGGTCTTTTCCGTCTTATGTTGGATAAGCGGTGGATTATCGCTGTTGACGGTTTCACGAAGGAAGAACGCGAAAGTCTTGGAATTGACTATAAAGAAGGGGAATACCTCGACAAGAAAGCATTTGCCAAGATGGTAGACCTTGGGGATGAAATGCTTGAGATATACCCGAAACTTTGTGACGGACACAAAGAGATGGTAGCGAAGCGCTTCTATGAAGCGTTCAAAGCAGGCAATCCGAAGATTACAAGAGATCTGGTAGTGAAACTTAATAAACTCAGCAAGGAATCCGGAAGCGAAAAAGGAGATTTCTACGCAATCATCGAACAGATGAATGCGAAGGACGCTGAGTGAGGTAGTCCGGGGGTGATACCCCAATGGAGATAGTTGAAACAATGATTAAAGCGGTTTTCATAGTTATTTTACTCCTGCTCATCTCCACGGGAGATGATAACTATCGAAAACCGTAATATATAGCGGTGTGGAGCAGCGGTAGCTCGTTGGACTCATATTCCAGAGGTCAAGGGTTCGAATCCCTTCACCGCGTTACAATTTTTAACGGGAGGCTAAGAAAATCATGGGAACGTCTTTTGAAACGATAGAGACAAAGGCGATGATGTATATCAAGAATGATATATCGCTCGACCAAGATTTGAGTACACGCCTTCCGCTTTTTTATAACCGTATGAAGGCTTATCTGATGACGGGGAAATCGTACTTCAACAAGCCACCCCAAATGACAGCCGTTTTAAGCGCTTATACGGAGCCGAATTTTGAGGAATATATTTACACTCCGGAGGAAGATCAAAACGCTCCGGCAAGCGTATCCACTGGAATTTTAGGGCAAAATCTGTGTTCTGTCGGCATCGTCGAAGAAGACGTTTACGGAGTGCCACAGTATACGGCACTGGAACTGACAAGCTATGACGCTGATACTGGCATTGTCGTTATCAATGCTGATCTGAAAGAAGGAGATAATGTTGTTATCGACTTCTATACAAGCGGAGAGTTTTCCACAGAACTAACGGATGAGCAGATTGATATTCTTGCTTACTGCACCTATGTAGCATGGGAGAATCGGTTCATAAACAACGTGTTGGAACGAGTGGCAAAGATTCGTGACACGGGCTTTACACCGATTTCGGAAGCGTCACATATGGACGCAAACACAGCACGTATCAAACATGCAAATGATACGCTGCAGGACTGGCTGAGAAGATACGAGCAAAACACATCCTATCTGAATGTAATAGGAAACTGAGAGGAGGCACGGACAATGGCTGACCTTACTACTCTCGCAAGAGATGCAATGCTTCTTGGTGTAGCCGGGACTGTCCGTAAATCCAATGGAGCAAGATTCAGAACCGGCCTTCAAAAGCAATACTTCCGAGACGAGACAGTTCTTTATACGGCAGAAGCGGGGGAACTTGCCAGTAACGTATATGAGACAGCAGCACAGGGAATCAATTTTGATGACTGGTATTCCTTCATCCCTATCAAAATCCGTGTAGATAATGCGGTGTCTGTCAGCTCCGGTGAGCTAATGACGGATGACTGGATGAAGGTTTACATAATACAGCCAACAGGAATAGATACGATAGGCCAAGGAGCCTATATGTACTTTGATTCCAATTGGTGGATGGTCTATAAGCCGAAAGGGGTCTACACAACAAGAGGCGCAGCACTGGTAAGACGGTGCAACACCGTAATCAATAAGTTGGACTATTACGGGAATATCGTGACAGTTCCAATGGTGTTTACCAAACTTGGGACTCTTGGCAATGCTCCTTCGGTTTCTGAAAACATGATTCTCTCAAAGAACTATATGAACTGCTTTTGCCAGCTCAATGACGTGACGAGAGAGTTCACGGAGAATACCAGAATGATGCAGGGGAAAGCCGCTTATGCGATTCGTGGCATAAACGATTTTACCCGTGAATATACAGAAGACCAGAACAGCGTTCATATCATGGCGTTCACAATGGAACGACAGGAGCCGTTGGAACAGGACAGCATCGAACTACAGGTTGCAGATTACTACAGCTTCACATGGAATATTTCAGCGAAAATGAACGATTCCATGATTGTTGGAAACATCCAGACAATTGAGTGTTCCAGCTATAGAAATGAAGTTCTGGTGGAGAGCACAGAAGAACATCCGATTAGCTATTCGTTTACCAGTTCGGATGAAAATATACTGACAGTTAATTCTGACGGTGTAGTAACTGCTGTCGGGTCTGGTACAGCAACTATCACAATAACACTCAATCAGAATTCCGATAAAACTTTGAACACTGTTGTCACTGTGGAAGAAGCTGGGGGGAACAGGGTGATATTTACCACAACTCCCGTCTCTGTGCTTGACGAGCAAGACAGTTGCTTGATTTCTGCGGCATATCTGGAAAACGGTGTGGCAACTACAGAAGAAGTTGAATTCTCCTTCTCCGGTGCACCGTCAAAGGCATATGAGGCAACAAATCTCGGCAATAACACCTATAGGATTAAATGCTTCAATGCATCAAGAGTGCCACTGACTGTGACTGTTACCGCACATGACACAACCGACACAATGGTTATCAGACTTTATCCGTGAGAAAGGAATAATAGAAGATGGAATGTCGTTATGCTTACCGAAAGAACGGAGTTCCGTACATCCTGTGCAAGTGTTTAGGCGAACCGAAATCTGACAAGATGCAGGACACGGCACATTGCATGTGTGGGCATCAGCGTTTCTGTGCCAAAGTACAGGACTGTTCACTTCTCCCTTCTTGGGTTGAATGCAGAGTGAGAAAAGACAAAGAAGCAAGAGACGCAGCTGCAATGTCTGCCTCTATTCAGAAAGCTGCTGAAGCAAAGATTAACAGAGAAGCACGTTCTAAGAAACGCAAAATATAGTTTTCAACATTACAGAGCGTAAAGAAAGGATTATAGAGACGCAATGGAAATTACAAGAGACACGATCAAAAACGCAAGAACGTATCTGAATATCGGAGCAAAGCAGAGACTTTCTGAACAGATTGCAGGATGGGTTGTACAGCCTGTAGAGATGAATCAGGACGATGTTTTTTCAATCCCACCGATATACAAGGAAAACCGTGCATTAAAAAACATGCTCATGATGGGTATCCTCTGCAAGTTTTATCTTCAGATGGAATTTGATTGCGACAAAATCAGATTTGTTGACACAGAAGGAAACCTTATCGAAGAAAAGCCAATTGATTACTATCCGACTATGGAGGCTTTCGATGACATGGCATCTTCGGCCATCATGAACCAGTTAGAGCGCATGAAGAAATGTGATAAAGAGATAATCAATACCATATTCGACTTCATGTACGACTACAAGACTCTGGAACAGATGGTTAACGCTGAAATCAAAGATTATCTGGCCCAGAAGAATGACGTGATTTCACGGGCGGTAAATATGTTGGAACTTCTGGTCTCAGAGAAGAATCTTGAAAAAATGCAGAACACACTCACTGAACTGCAAAAAGAACTGGAATCATATGAAACAGAAAAGGATGATGCCTAATGTCTGACGTTTGGCTTTCCAAACTGGCAACACCGGAATCTCCATATTACCCCTTTATAAAGGCAGTCACAGCGCCGACATTGGCCGGTGCAGAGACACTGCCTTATATCCTTACCAAATATCTGTGTGATACGGCAGACAGTCAGTATACACCGCCTTCCGACAACAGGTATCCAAGGGCAAGACTGAAAAAACTGCTTTACTGGGATGGCCCGAAACCTCTTGAACAGCCTTTGCCGACAGATGAACAGATTCAATCTATCCGGTTCAATCCTCTGCTACCGGCAGACCCGTCAGATAAAACAAGAGGATATCGGATTTTTTCACAGGAGTTTGCACAACAGGCTCAGTACGATGCGCAGACAAGACTGCATATCTATCTTGGGAGTACAAACCCCGCTACAAACACACAGATCGTTGGTCATAAAGGATATATCTACCGTGTTCAGGTCATCATAAAGATTCTGACTAACTACGCATTAGAGAGCAACACCGAAATGATATCCGGTTCGCGCTCTTTTGATATAGCACAGGCAGTGGTTGAGGCGATAAACGGAGTTAATTTTGCCGGAATCTCCCCACTGCAAGTGCAGTCGATTACGAAAATAGACGATGAGCGTGTGAATTTAGGCTTCAAGATTTATTCACTGAACGATTTCGCAGGTGAATGGCCTAATGAAAACTACACGCAGTAACTCCGTAATTCACGTTGATGGGAAAAGAGATAAGTATGGCATCAAGTGATAAATATAGAGATTTAGTCCGTGAAAACAAAGCAATTGAATTTCACGGATTGGCATTTAAGCCACTGACGGTAAGGCAGTTTGCCCTGTACCAAGCTGCTAAACCCGCTTTTGAGCTTATGCAGTCAAGCCTTCCTCCTAAATTCGCTCGCTATTCATGGTGTAATTGTTTGGACGCTATGGACAGACAGGCCAAGGATGAAGGAAAGACAACGGTACTCTTAACTCTGGCTTTGACTATCGTTGCGCTGTCACTCCAATTGGAGCCTGTTAACGATCACGGGAAACCCGTCTATCCCGTCCAGACAGTCAGAGACAAAGACGGGGAACTTGTTGCGATTGTGATTATGGATCATCAAAATCCGGTTGCCTTAAATATGTTAGATATGCAGGTAATCCGTGAAATTATCGCAGCACAGAATGTGTACGAAATCCCTGACGAGCGATGGAATCCAGAGCTTGTTCGTGCACAGAAATACACTGCTTCTCTGAAGCAAAACGACATTGATTACAATCTGGATGACCTTACTTTCTCCGTTGCACTGAATGCGGGAGTAAAACCGCAAGAGATATGGGGATGGACAATCCGAGATTTTATTCTCATGCAGGATGCAATTGACAGGAAACTGAACTATCAGATTTATACAACTGCAATGAATTCCGGTTTCGTGAAATTTAATCGTGGAAATCCTTATCCTACGTGGAAATTCAATAGAAGGCCGGAGATGCCAAGTGAATTTACCACAATCGCTGAACTCGATGCAGGAGCAAAAGGCTTGCTTAGTGTTACGGAAAAGGAAATCTGAATCTAATAGGAGGAATGAATTATGGCTGTTTCTTTCAAGAAAGAAAGTCTTTTTTCTAAAGGAATCGTAAACTGTGAATTTTTTGACATAGCCACAGATAATCTCGTAGGTTATTCTGCTTATGTCAGCAATTTCAACGTACAGGGTTCCATGAATAACGGCGAAGTTGCTGCTGGCCCCGGTTCCATGCTTGTCATGTGCATTCCGGATACGGCAAGACTGAATGTTACCGCTCAGACCGCTGATACTGACCTCAATAGCCTTGCACTGCCTGTTGGCGGCACTGTTACTGGTGACGGTGTTATTGAGACGGTTATCGGTGTAACCGCTACTGGTGAGTCCCTCACGCTTACTGGTGCTGTGTCTCCCCTTGGCGGTCAGAATGGTGCTGTGTGCTATATCCTCACTTCCAGTGGAGCGGATAAAGCAAACATTGAGGCAGCTTCCGGTATCGCTCACGCTGTCGGCAGTGACGGTGTTGTCGCTGACTTTACTGCTGTTTCCGGGAATACTTACTGTGTGAAGTATTTCATTACGAACAGCTCTGCGGAAATGCTGACGATTCCCGCACTGTTTGCTCCGAAAGTGGTACGTGCTCACTTCGCAATCAACCTTTATGCGAAGAAGACTGGCTCTGCCGTTCTCGAATCTTCTCTGGTTGGTATTCGGCACTACTACTTCCCGTACTACTTCTTCACCTCTTCCATCAATGAGTCTGCTTCTCAGACTGAGACCGGTTCCGTTGACCTGTCCGGTACTTGCCTTACTTATGAGCAGGCTATTGAAGCTGGCAACTGCGAAACTTACGGTCAGCAGTCTTACGGCTTCATTGTTGATGAAATGCTTGGTACGAATAGTTCTACTTCTAAAGTTGACGGCATTTACTTCATCGGCCTTGGTGCTGGCGCAACTGTGAATGTGGGAGATTCTTATGCACTGCCTATCAAGTACAGTGTAAATGGTGTTCTTACCAACATCTCTGATATGTCTGCGGTGGAGTTTACTTCCGCAAATACCGCAACTGCAACGGTTGACGGGAATACTGTTACTGGTGTTGCTGCCGGTACGACTACTGTTACTGCCACAGTAACGAATGCCAATACTGGCGCTACCTATACGGATGTAACTACAGTCATCGTAACTACGTCCTAAGTTCATTAAAAGCCCTGCCCCTAAATATAGGGGTAGGGCATATCCCGTGGACATAAAAAAGCTTATTGTGGATGCTTCACGGTGTTTTGGTTCTCAGCAAGACCGAATACGGACACTACTGCCACTTAATTTCCACGTTCGATTCGTGGAAGCCGTGACACCAAATAGGCTTTTTTATATTTACGGGGCAGATGGAGGAAGACCATGGGCCTTTTAGAAGATTACAGAGTAATCCTTGGCGATGTGATCAGTGTAATAGAGACTGGTGCAATGGAAGCCATAGGAGAAGAATTGAAAAATGAAATAAACGAAACCGCAGAGGATATGTACTTTGCCGATGCCGATCAAAGCAGACCAAAACTGTTCGGAGACGGTGACTACACCATATTCCATGATGCGTTAAGCGTGACAGTATGGAACAGGACGAGAATGCAAGGTACTGACTACGGAACACCGGAAGTGGATTTCGTTGAAGGCGGATATCCGGAATACAACATGCCGGGGCCGAGACCGTTTATGGAAAAGGCGAGAGACCAATACGTTGAAAGCGGAAGACCAGATCAAGTAATACAAGGGGTTCTGGTAGCAGCCGGATTAGCTTGAAAGGGGAGTTGAAATAATGCCAGCACAGGTCAGAGTAGACGTTAAAGTTGAAGATCAGAAAGCGTTACAACAGCTCTCTAACCTTGAAAAGCAGGTAGCAAAGCTTAATCAGCAGAATATTAAAATCAAAATTAATACGGGTAGCGGTAGTACAAGCGCAGTTCAAAAGGCAGCGAAGGAAGTAAAAGATCTCGATACTGTCTTAGCCGAAGCTGGCCTTAGTGCTCTTGATCTTGGAAAAAAGACGGATACTATGGCAAAGACTTCCAAAGGGGCATTAGTTGAACTACAGGCTACCTTTAAAAAGACACAGGGCGAAATAGAACAGACCGCAAAAGTATCAAGCAAAGGATCAGTTGTTATTAAGCAGAACTTGGATAAGGTGACAAATTCTGCCGAAAAAGCAGCAGACGCGATGGGCAAGAAGTACAGAGCTGCTATTGAAAAAATGACAACTGGTGCAGTCAAAGCGTCCAATGCTTATCTTGCCCAACAGAGAGAGGAAGAAAAGAGATTAGCTGAAGAGCAGGCAAAGGCCGACAATGCCAGAATCGCACGTTTAGGAAAAGTCGGGCTTGCAATGGCAAGCGCTTTTGCAGTCAAGGAGATTAAAGAAGCTCTTTCCGTAATGAAAGAGGTTGACTCCGAGCTTGCCAATATCCGGAAGGTCACTGATGAATCTGCTGAAGCCATTGCACGTCTTGGAAAACAGGCTTATGGCACTGCATCTAAATACGGTGTTTCAGCAAGCGACTACCTTAAAAATGCGGCTGACTTTGCAAAAGCAGGTTATGGGAATTATGCCAATATTGCAGAACTGGCGATCAAGACTCAGCTTGTCGGTGATGTTACGGCAGATATGGCTTCTAAATTCCTTCTGTCTGCTGATGCAGCCTATAAATTCCAAGGGAATGTTGAAAGTCTAACTACTGTCCTTGACCGGGCAAACTGGGTAGAAAACAACTACGCGACTTCCATTGAGAAGATTGCTGATGGATTCCCAATAGTGGCAAGCACTGCTTCAATGGCAAATATGTCCATTGAAGAATTGGTTGCATCTCTTGGCACCATTACATCCGTAACGCAAGAAACAGGCCGAAGAGCAGCAACAGCTCTCCGTGCATTGATACTGAATATCACTGGCGAAATCGGTGAAGTGCTTGAAACCGAAGAAGGAGAGTATGAAGTAACAGCACAGACAGTTGAATCAATGTCTGATGCATTACAGAAATACGGTTCGGAAGCGATTAAAGCGGCCAAGGCAACGGGTGAACTCATTGACCCCATTGAAGCGTTACGGTCTCTTGCAAAAGCCTATAACGAAGGTGATGACCTCACCAGAAGCGAACTTTTCAACATTCTTTCTGAAGTTGGCGGTAAGCTCCGAACCAACCAACTTGCAGCACTTGTTGAAAACTTTAGCATGTTCGAAGACATGTTAGAGGGAATGGGTGAAGCGGCTGGTAGCGCTGACCGAGAGTTAGTCCCCATGTTAGACACTTGGGATGCGAAGGCAAATCAGCTTAAAAACTCTTGGACAGAATTAGTCTCAGATATTGCGGATACCTCCTTTATTAAAGGTGGGTTAGATTTTGCTACATCTGCCCTTAATTACTTAGACTCACTAATAGAATCGGCCAGCGACAAGCTTACTCATGCGGAGAATAATCTTGGAACTGCTAAAGAGACCTATGAGTCTGCCTTTGGCGAAAATGGGACTCTTAAGCGTGAACGTGAAAATTTAGAAGCACATGAAGCGAGCCTAACTGAGTTTGAGCGTCAGCGTTTAGAGTATCTAAAGGAACAAGAAGCGTCTCTTTTGCGTCAGCAAAATTATGCGGCAATACTTTCGCGTGATGCATGGATTAATTATGCGAATGAGAATGTAAATCCTTGGTATAAGTTTAGCCCAGAGTCCAGAATTGAGAGAAATCTTTCTAATATAACTTCTACTTTTACAGAAGTTACAAAAGCGGACGGGTCAAAGAATAGAAAAGAAATTGCCACAACGCTGAATGGCATCATAGAAGAATACCAATCTTTTTATGATTCGCTTAAGGCATTTGAAGAACTCGGTTTTGAACTATTCCCAAATGAGAAAAAGTTCATAGAACAATTCGAGCATGTTAAGGAAGCGTATTCCAATGCCGTTGATGACATGGAGGAAGAAGCAGAAAGGCTTGGTTCGACTTTAGATGACGAAGGGAAAAAAGTCTCTGACTCGTACAAGATTACTGCTGATTCTATCGACGAAGCGGCTAATGCTTTAGAAAGATTCGCTGAATCTACTGAGCATGTTAAGAGTGCCAATGCTGATGCTTATCGTACGGATTATCAGAAATTCCTTGCTGACTGGGAAGCCGGTAAAACAGATACTTCGAATGTTCGCGCAGCAATAGACCTGTTTATCCCCGCTGAAATTCAGCAAAAAATGGGATATGACATGCAGGCACTCGGAGAATTGCTGTCTAATAAAATGTATCAGGGAATCTTCAACGGTTCTTTGGAAAATTCAGCGGCAGACTTTGCCAACTGGATGTTTGACAATTATCGAAAAGAACTCGATGGAATTGCCAGACTAACCCAAGAAGCAGACGGGTCTCTTACTTTCGAATATGCATCAGCAAAAAAACTTGCAGATGCATTGCAACTCCCTATCCCCGTTATTGAAGCTCTGATTGAAGCTCTTGATGAGTATGGCGTTGAAGCCGAAATGGGATGGGAGGACACTGAAAAGTGGGCTGAAATCCTTGGCTTGCTTGGCAACAGTGCAGAAAGTGCCGAAACGAAGATAAGGAATACAATCAGTGCTCTTGGTCAAATGGGCATGGTTGATCCTTATGAGATTCAGAAAGCACTTAATGAATTCGCACAGGCGGGATATTTAAATCTCTCAGAATTCAGCGCTAAAGAATTGGGAGATATGATTTCCCAAGAGTTGAAAAAAGTAAGCGAATCTGGGGAAAACAGTCTCACTGTAGAGGTTGATGCTGAAAAGGCAACAGAGACGTTAGGTGAACTTGGAGATCAGATAAACGAAGTACCCGATAGTAAGAAGACTAAAGTAACAGTAACAGTTTCGGGAATCGGCTCTGTAAAAGACCTTGCCAGTGCACTTTATAACCTTCCTTCTCAAGTAAATACAAATGTTACTGTTTCAAGCTCATCTGGCAAATCATCTGCATCAAGCGTTGTTGTAAAACCGAGCCAGAGGAATTCCACACTGATGCCGATGGCCTCCGGTACAAAGAATTCTCCCGGTGGGCCGACACTTGTAAATGAGCTTGGGCCGGAACTGATCTCAGACAATGGAAGAGCTTATATTGCCAATGGTGGTAAACCGGCAATCGTTTCTTTGGGGAAGGGCGCAATCGTCCTTACTGCTGAAGAAACACGACAGGCAATAGGCGGTATTCATGCAGCGGCTTCCGGTATTCCGAGAGCGTCCGGAACGTCCGGGTTATCCACAAGTTATAACGCACATGTGGAATCCAGCGGACAGGATATGTCCGAGGAAGAAATCGTAAGAGAACAGGCGAAAGCCTTAGAGACTCTTGCGGAATATTACCACAATATGAAACAGCACAGCGAAGAGGCTGCTTCATATCAAGAGGCAATAAACAAGCTCGAACGTATCCGCGCATGGTATCGTGCGAATGGCCTTACTGAAACCGATACCAGAATGGCTTCTGTGGCAAATGAGATTTTTGCATTACAGGAGAAGGTTGCAGAAGCTAACACCCATGCAATAGACGACCTTGAAGATGAGCTTGACAATCTGGATGATCAGATTCGACTTGCAGAATATCAAGGAGATACACAGAAAGCCCTTCTTCTGGAACAGCAAGCTCAGAAGAAGATTGCCGAGCTTATTAAGGCATATCAGGACGCTGGGTATTCAGATACTTCCGACGAGATTCTAAGGCTCGTAAACAATGGATACTCTTATTCAGAAAGCTCAGATTCAAGGCTGAGTGATATGCGGAAAGACCTCATTGCAGCAATCAAGGCAATGAAGGAAACGCAGGATGAGGCGAATGACCTTGCTGAAAAACAGCTTGCAGTAACAGAAGCAAGAACTGCTTTAGAGAATGCTCAGAACCAGAGAACGGTCAGAATCTTTAACCCCGTTACAGGCCAGTGGGAATGGGTAGCAAATGCCGGTGACGTGCTTGATGCCCAAGAAGCATTAAAGTCAGCAGAAGACACACTGGCAAAGGAACAGCAGTCAAGGGAACTTGACGCTTTGGAAAAAGCGCTGGGGAACGGAACTTCTCTCAGTGATATTTCGATAGGGCCAGCCCTGTCTGCGCTGATTTCCGGGGCAAATGTTGAAGAGACAAATGCTTTGGCAACTGCACTTGGGGTTCTGACAGGTGGAATAAAAACAACGGCAGATACGTCAGCAAAATCTGTGTTTGACAACATTGACAGCCATGACAGCGTAACGAACTACACCTTTAATGGTGTGAATGTTGGGCGGGAGGTGGCTGAGACAACAACACTTGCACAGCTTGCGAGAATGATCAGTCCGTTGGCACTGACTGGAAATATGCCAGCATAAGGAGAAAAAGACATGGCATTGAATGACAGTTTGGCATTCTGGAATGCCCTTTCTGGAAAAGTAAAAACACTTGTGAGACGGGAAACGTCGAACTGTCTGAGGATAGAACGGTACGACGTGACAACAGCCCCGAACGGAACAACGATAGGTGTCACACTTCCTATGGGTACAAGAGAACTGAAAATTCCTTACTCACAGGAAGTGAGCACCGCTCAAGTGGGAGACACCGTAATGGTTGTATGGTATGGGTCGTTATCGACGGCAAAGGCATACTATTTTGGAAACGGATTTGTGGGAAAACCATTGACATAAAAGGAGAAAGAAGATGGCACAGAACTATACGCTTGGACAGGTAGCAATCATTCATAAAGGAGCATATTCTTCTTCTACATCATATGCACCGTTAAACACGGTAACGCACAGAGGCGGTAGCTTCATGTGTATTACGGCATGTACAAACATCGAACCGGGAGTACATGCCAGTTGGCAGACGTATTGGGTTCCGACAGCTATTGGCATTCTGTCAGCGCAAGTAACAGCTCCTTCCGAAACCACCGCAACTCTGACTCTGACATTCTCAGACGGAACGACTTATGAACATACGTATGGAACAACAGGAGTTGCGGACGGGTCTGTAAAAAATGCATCTCTCGGAGAAACAGTTGCGATTGCAAAAGGCGGTACGGGGGCAACATCGGCAGCAGCCGCAAGAACAAACCTTGGGGCGCAGGCAACACTGATTGAGTTTCAAATAAACCTTACGGGTGGCGCAAGTGCGTGGACATTATCTACAGACGCAAATGGTGTATCTCTTGCAGGTAGAGTTCTTTCGACCAGTAAAGTGACTGTTGCTCCGGAGCCTACGCTTGCGAATGCTCAGAATTACGGGAACTACTTTGTATTGCTTCAGACTGTTGAAGCGGGGCGACTTTATTTCACAACGAGAGATACATTGCCTTCGGGTACGACGATTACAGTAAATGTTCTGGTTGCGAACTAAGCGCAACAGCATAGGACTGTGAAAGGAGGAAGAAAATGCTTTTTCAGCCTACCAACATCGTACCGGATGAAGTGAATGGTAGCGGATGTGTTGATCTGACGGAAAACTTGGCTATCTCTTGGCAAGTCAACGGAGATAGCGCAATGACAGCCTATCAGATAACGATTTTTGCAAATGACGCAGTTTCAACACAGCTATATACGACAGGGCAAGTGACACTTGATTCTCCGTTCTGGGGAAGAAATGCAAGCGGTGAGATTCAGAGATATACCGCAACGATTCTCTATTCTGCCTTGGCCGGAGCGGGAATTCAGAACGGCAACGAATATAAATTCCTTATCACGCAGTATTGGGGAGCAAACAGCGTAACACAGCTTACGGCTTCTGTTTTTACTGCAAGGGCAAACCCGATTGTAACGATAGATAATGTCACAGCTACAATCACAACGAAATCCTATACGTTCACCGGAACATATTATCAGGCACAGGATGACGCTATTAACAGTATCCGTTGGATAATCGCAGAAACGGGATATGAAGATGATCCGCTTCTGGATACGGGCAATATCTACGGCACAGGTATTTTGCAGGTATCTTATGACGGTTTCTTTACAGGGGTTAATTACGGAATCCGATGCATTGTTACAACACAGCATGATATCTCGGCTGATACTGGTTGGATAACCTTTGATGTTGACTATTCTCTGGAAAGCCCCGTGGGTACTGCAAGCGCATGCCAGCTATCCTTTACCAATGCAATCTTTATTGAGTGGACGAAAATCCCAAGCGCATACGGCTATTCTGTTATGAGACAGAAGACCGGAGAGAATCAGCTTAAAAAGATAGCGGACACTGACGCAACGGTTGGGCAGATCAGAGACTACTCTGCTAAATCCAATGAAACATACAAATATTACATATATCCGATAGGACAGGTCAATTATATTACCGGGCCACTGATTACAAATGAAGTGGCAGTGAAATACTGGTTCTGGTCTTTAATGGAAGCGGAACTGGAAGCGGACGGATCTTACTTTGTCCAGAGTGCACACTACTTCAAATATGGAGACGGTGGCGTTAAAGAAGGCGATATTTCCAACAATAACACGCCGACACTTCTGAAAAACTTCACCCCGTATCCGACAAGGCAGGCGGTTTCTTCCAACTATAAGACTGGCAGTGTGTCCGGATATATCGGGTCTATTGATGCGACAAAGAACTACACGGATACCGTGAAAGAAGTAGACGCAGTAATGGCTTTGTCCAATACAACGAATACTTTGTTCCTCAGTGACCCGAAAGGTCATTTCCTCATGGTGCAAACCAATGGTGAAGTGACTGCAAAGACAGACATTAAAAAGTTACCCATGCCTCAGACTGTTACTGTGCCTTGGGTAGAGGTCGCTGATGCGTCCAATATCCTTCTGGTGTCTGAACCGGGGCATCTGTTCTATCCGACAGACGCGATTATTAACACAAGTGTCTATATTGACACAACAACGGGTGCTCTAATGTGGAGAACACCGGACAACTACACGCTTGGTTCTACGCTGTCTCTGGTAGACGGAGAACTTGTCCAGACGGTTTCCGGTTCCTTTACAGACGCAACAATGTCTATCGACGGCGAAATGATGCTCAATGCCTTAGTGCCGGATGAGACATGAGGGCTTGGAAGGAGTGAAGTAAGTGGCAGCGAATAGATACGCAGAATATTTAGAAGCCTTAAAAACGGACTTCACGAAGATTGCCAAGCTTGATTTTCTCAATCCAGATGGGAGCATTGCATTCACTTTAGATAACAATCCACGAAACAGATACTCTGGGGCATTCCTTCAGAATGGAACACTGTCATGCAATCTACAGAACGGGAAACGCAGACAAGCTATCGTACAGCTTTCCAACGTGGACGGTTCATTCGATTATGCGGTGAACAATATCTGGTTCGGGCAACAGGTCAGGCTTTCTGAAGGGCTTATTCTTCCGGACGGGACAGAATATTACATCCCGCAAGGGGTGTTTGAACTGGAAACACCGAAAGAACAGATTGCCCCGGAACAGAAAACAATCACCTATACGCTTGTAGATAAATGGGCGAATCTGGACGGTACTCTGCTTGGGAATCTGGAAGACGTTTACCAGATTAATGCAGGTACAAATATCTTCCAAGCTATGGCATCCATTTTGAAGCTCGGAAGATATGACGCGGGGAACAACAGCCCGTATCCGATTGATGAAATGACTCCCATTTTCACCAATTATTACAATGACAGAACGCAAACGCTGACAGACGGAACAGTAGTAAGCCTTATCTATACACCCTATGACTATATAAGTGATTCATCCGGTACTTATGCAGATGTGCTTCTGGGTTTGGCAGAAATGCTTGCAGCATGGATTGGATATAACGCGGCAGGTAGGCTTGTGGTAGACCCGTCACAGGATGATATCTCAGACGGAGATAAACCGATACTCTGGGATTTCTCCACAGATGAAAAACAGCTTTTGGCAATAGATTACACGCACAAGAACACGGAAGTCTATAACGACATTATTGTTGTCGGGGCAACCAATGACGAGAACTATACACCAAGAGGAAGAGCGCAGGATACAGACCCTACATCTTCCACGTGTATCAGCAGAGTAGGCATGAAGACCAAAAGAATCCCGATGTCAAACTACTACTCTGACGATATCTGCCAGTCTTATGCAGACTGGATGTTGAAAAGATACTCCACGCTTCAGAAATCTGTCACGATCACGACAACACAGATGTTCCATATTGTGGAAAACGGGTTAATCACAATTGAGAGGACAGATAAAGAAGGACATCCGATTGAAAGGCATCTGGTTCAGAGCTTCACAAGACCGATTGGACAGACGGGCAGTATGACCATTGAAGCTGTCAGCGTGAGAGATTTAGCGAATTCAAACAATATAGCTCCTGTTGCGGATATCAGCACGATTGCCGGTATTGCTATTCCGGGACGGTCAGCAGCAAGCAAAGTTGTCGAATAAGGGGGATAGAAAATGCCTACTTTTACAAGAACACAGTTCACAGACTATGTGACAATTATCATGGCATCGTGGCTGAATTCTATACAGAATGTTGTCGGGCCACATGCCTGTGTTCCTACCTACAGCGCTTCTTCCGTCTATGTCGTAGGCCAGTACACGGCATATAACTATAAGATGTACCGTTGCATAACACAGATTTCCACACCTGAGTCTTTCAATGCTTCACATTGGGAAGAAGTCAATGTAGGGACAGAATTGCAAGAAATCTTTGAGCAGATCGGTGATGTGGAAACTGCACTGGCCGAACTGATAGGAGGTTAAGCATGAGTATTGCCTCAAAAATCACTCAGTTGACACAGATAAGAGCAGCGATCAGAACAGCTTTGATCAATAAAGGAATCTCCGCTTCAACCCATGATTTTGCAAATTTTGCATCGGATATAGACCAGATTTCTTCTGGTGGTATCACACCTACCGGAACGATCAACATAGTGGCGAACGGAAATGTTGATGTCACAAACTATGCCACAGCAGCAGTTGCGGTGCCGACATCTTCCGGAAACCTTCAAGGGAAAAGCGTGTCCTATTCTACGAATGGCACAAGGGTAGTTACACCGGATTCTGGGTACAGTGGATTGTCTTCCATTACGATAGAGGTTGCCGTTTCTGAAACACTAAGACTGGAAACGAAAGAAGTAACACCTTCTTCTACAGCAATTTCCGTAAATCCGTCTTCCGGATATGACGGTTTATCTTCTGTGACTGTGAAAGCAGTTAATTCTGACGCAGATGCGAATTTCGTGGCTTCAAATATCAAGAGCGGGATAACTATTTTCGGGGTGGAGGGCACTTATGCACCTGTTCTTACCACTCTGAGCGTTACACCGAGTACGACGCAGCAGACCTTTACACCCGCATCCGGTGTTGACGGGTATTCTTCCGTGACTGTTGACGCGGCACTGTTAGAAACTGTTTCGGCATCGCCTTCAACATCGGCACAGACAATTACACCGAGTTCCGGATATTACGGAATCGGGCAGATCGTTATCGCGGCTGCACGTCTGGAAACAATCTCTGCCGTTACTCCTACAACAGTAAACCAGATTATCCGAAAATCGTCTTCACAGTGGTATGGGCTTTTTCAAGTGACGGTTGAAGGCGATTCCAATCTTCTCGCAGAGAACATCAAAAGCGGTGTTTCGATATTTGGAGTTGAAGGAACTTACACGGGCAGTGGCTCAGCGGTTAACGGTTCCTTGATCTGTGTTTCTTGCTCATCCAATATTGATACTGTGACAGCTACAATGGCCGCTACTGGAAACACATACACTGCGTATATGGATACTGCAAATCACATGGCATATGTCGTTATTCCTTACACAGAAACCACAGGGTCGGCAGGTACTTACAGTTGCTCTCTGAAGGGATTCAATAGCGGAAGCCAAGTGACATCTACGTCAGTCACTATGGCTAAAGGAATTGCTTACTATACTGCGGACTTGTCCACATCTGCATATATTTTCAATTATGGAACATATTATGGAGTTGCAGATACAGGGTGGACATCTATAGGTCCCGGCCGAGGAACCGCAATAAACGGAACAAACAGCATTCAGTTTAACTGCTACAACGGAGACTACAGGCATACTTTTGAACTCAATTCAACAATCGACACAAGAGGATACCAGAACTTTGAAATAACCTATGTCATTACCACAGGTGCTATTACTGGTGGGGGAAGCGACTCTGTGCCTGGAAACAGTTATGTACAGATAGGAACCAGACCATTTATTAATTTCCCGTCTTCTAACGGTGCTGTTTCAATAACTACAAGAACATCGACGAATGGCACGGCGGCATTATCTGATGCAACATTAAGATTTAGCTTTCTGTGTCCGCTGTACATTAATAACGCAAGTGGTGTTCCATTTACAATTGATATCTATTCTATCAAGCTTGTGTGATTAATCTTGCTAACAATACAGCGTTCAGAAATGTGTTATAGGAACCGGTATTTGTTATATACATTCTAAAAAAAGGAGGAAAAACGATGGAGTGTCCGCATGCTTACACCAAGAAAAACAGCAGATACATCTACTGTGACTTTGAAGGAGAACCGCAGGGAACAACTTTAGATGATATTACTCCGTGGCTCTGCTTCTATCAGCCGTTTCCACCTCCCGGAAGGGAACCCGTAACAATGCTGCTTCCATCGTGGACAGGTTGCGTGAAACTTCAGGAAGAGCGGAACAATAGGAAATACGTGCGTGTCAGCGATTGGTATTCTAATGGGACATATTCAGACTTCCCATACAGGGCAACTATTCCAATGGCTGAAGCAACAGAAGAGATATTCCCCTATGTGGAATTTGACCAGCAGGAGCAGGAGTCGGGTAATTTCGCCGACGTATCTGCAACCTACAACGGTGGAGTTTACATTTATGCCAGAGAAATTCCAGATCACAACTTCTGGGTAACGGTAAATCTCTATACAGAAATGGAATAAGGTGATGCCTTATGGTAGGACGTACTAATGCGCTGCTGCATTCTATGGTCAGCAGCGTAAACGGGAAAACAGGTATCGTAGAAATCGGCGCGGGTGATTTACCGTATAACATCGGAACGGAGTATTCAGACGGGACTGTCGGCGACGCAATTACCGAACTCACGAACAAAGTAGAGGCTGCAGGTGACGGATTCAACTATAAAGGGTCTGTCCCAACTTACAGCGAGTTACCGAGTTCTGCGGAGATCGGCGATGAATATACAGTTACCGACGAGGATAATGCCAAGTATGCTTGGGATGGTTCGAGCTGGATTAATCTGAATGAATCCGTCATTACCACCGCGCAGATCAATGCACTATTCGAATAAGAAAGGGGTAAAAAGATATGCCAGAGTGGTATGTAGAAGACGGCATTTATTACGGGAAATCCACGGCGAATAAGCCTACGGATTTGAACGAGGTCGCTTTCTGGTACAACATCGACAACGATGACCCGAATAAGCTTTATGCGTTTGACCCGGAAACCAAAACATGGATTCCACAGTGAGGTGAAGCTGTATGAATGCGATTATCGTATATGCTTTGCTGAAGAAAATGATTGACCCTTCCGGGGATATGTCGCAGATCAAGGCAGATATTCAGACTTTGAAATCTGACGTGTCTGAACTTCAGGTCGTTGCAGATGAACTGAAGATCGACGTGACGGCCTTGCAGAATGCGATTGAAGCTATCCAGAAAGGGTTCGATTACAAAGGCTCTGTTGCTTCCAAGAGTGCCTTGCCTTCAAACCCGGAAGTTGGTGACTGTTACACAGTTACAAATGAGGACAATGCAGAATATCTCTGGGACGGTAGTAACTGGATTGACATTGGCTCTTCCATTACACCGATTACAAAAGCACAGATCAATGCGCTGTTTACGTAAGAAGGAGGAATTTGTATGGCGCTTTTAGATTACGGTGGGCTGACCACTTATGACAAACAGAGAAACCTTCTTGTAGGCGAGATTCCCGGAACAACGCAGACATACACCTACAGCTCCGATGGAAAGCTTGTCACGCAGGTTGACCACAAAAAGGGAACTACCACAATCAGAACCGACGTGTATACGTATGGTGAAACTTCCATCACGGAAGTCCGGACGATTACGGGTATCGGCTCTCTGACGATTACCACGAATCTTGAAACATTAGAAACGTCTGTTGTGTTTACAGCAGCGTAAATAAGGAAGGAGAAAATACTTTATGAGCGTACAGGTAGCAATGCTCATGGGCGATAACGCCGACAGAATGGCGAACGCTCTTGAACTGATCGCAGAAGCACAGGCGAGCAACATCACGGAAATCACGGATTTCTACAAAATTGACCGCATTGTGAAAAGCGGAATGGGTTCTCATTTCTTCCCTGTAGGAACGCAGATTTCTACAACGTGGAAAGAATCTGACGCTGGAACTGAGTACACCAATCCTTGGGATGTTGTTCATCACTATTCCAACGGTGACATGGCTCTGAACATGCACTTTGCATATCCCACAGGTGTACCGTTCGACCAGCCAGAAGCAATTTACTATGCACCGGACGGTGGACTTGCAGCAGGCCAGTATTACATCACAATCGGCTTGGCATACGGCAGTGGTTGGGTCGTTGGTGAACACATTAACTTCACCCTTACAAGCGCAATGGACGCAGGAGATCAGCTTGTCCTTTCTACTGCAACGAACAGTGACAATAATCCTACTAACGGCATGGCATGGAATGTCTATGCAAAGGGAAGCACCACAAGCAAAGAGAACGGTGTGACCTCCAACAGTTCGGAAGGAACGGAACTTGGCTCCACTTCCACTTCTGGTGTTGGATATACCAACGGCCAGATCAATGCACCTCAGAGAATTGTCTACGGTTACAACCGTTGGAGCCAGAGTGCTGTTCGCCAGTGGCTCAACAGCGCAGCAGCAGCCAACGCTTGGTGGACTGCACAGAACGGATGGGATAGACCGCCTGCTGTGGCAGCAACTCTCCGTGGATTCCTCGCAGGGTTCAGCACGGACTTTGTGGATATCCTTGAGCCGTATCCCGTTGTTACAGCTCTTAACACCGTTGAAGGTGCTACGGAAGCAACCGAGACAACCTATGACCGCATCTTCCTGCCGTCTAAGACTGAGTATTATCAGAATGCACAGTATACAGAAGGCGAGCAGTGGGATTACTTCAAGACCCTTGCACAGCAGGCAGGATACACTGGTGTGTTCCCGAACAGCACGAATATCGCAGTGTTGAAGAAGTACAACCTGTCGGCCCAGACCTCAGCTGTGACCGTGTGGGAGCGCAGTGCTAGTAGAGGCAGCGCGTACAACGTGTGGTTTGTGTACTCCAACGGTGGCGTCAACTACTACGGCAACGCGCCTAGTGCGAATCGCGGCTGTCCGGCCTGTATAATCCGGAAATCAGCATAATTATATCAATCCCCTCCCTCACACCTGAGGGAGGGTGAAAGGAAAAAACAATGACTCATGAAGGGCAGCATAAATTTAATAATTTTACTCCGGTAACGGGAGCCATGGAACTTGCAGAGTATGTGTTTAAAATTACAGATAATCCGAATAAGTTCAAAGACTTCACGGTTAAGGATAAAAAGAATGAGGATGGGACAATCTCAAGACTCATTATCTCAAGAAACGATTCCTTAACCAACAGAGTAAGAGATATGGCAAACGAAATCTTTCTTCTGACTTATACGTCAAATGAGATAGATTTGAGAAAGCAACCGGAGCGGAAAGAAGAAAGGCTGTCCAAACAGGTTGAGGCCATTCGTCTTTGCAGTGAACTTCTCGCAGAGATACAGCTATGCAGGATGCATTTCCACATGGATCATAAAAGAGTGCTGTTCTGGGGTGAGAAGGTGAGAAACGTAAGAGCTGCAATAGAAAAATGGCATGAGAGCGATAAAGACAGGTATAAAGATATCTGACTTTATAAAAAAACAGGCTGTAGGCTATACTGCTCAGCTGTGAACGTGTGGGAGCGCAGTGCTAATAGAGGCAACGCGAACAACGTGTAGAAATCTGCACCGTACTGTCGAAAGGCAGTAATGAAAATCTGTTCTAAGCATCTGTTGCCAATTATGTGCTTCACGGTATTGACCGCACACTGGACTTAGCTGAGAAGCTACGTTTTGGCAAATACAAACCGAGAAAACCGCGTAAGTTCACACTGTATTATCCGAAGGTAAGACCGTGTTCTTCCATGCACATAACGGATAGAATTGTCCAGAGAAGCCTCAACGACAATGTGATCTATCCAAAAATGACGAACAGTTTTATCTGGCACAACTTTGCATGTCAGAATGGGAAAGGTACAACCGTTGCAATGGACGCATTGGATGCTTTTCTGCATCGTGTGTTTATCAACAACGGGAATTCTGTGGAAGGGCTTTATGTTTTTCAAACCGATATACACGGTTACTACAGAAACATGAGGCATGATAAGGCAGAAGAATGTTTTGCGAGGCATCTGGATAAGCAAACTGTAGAAGTGACTTCAGAATGGCTGCAGTATCAATATCCGTATCCGATAGGTTATGAACCCGGTTCGCAGATGGTGCAGATCCTTGGGATATCATTTCTTGACCAGTTTGACCACATGGTTAAAGAAAGACTGCATGCAAAAGTATATGCGAGATATATGGACGATTTCTATATTATCAGCGACAGTGTGGAGTATTTGGAAACTTGCAGAGATGCAATGGCAGAAAACCTTAAAACGCTTGGCTTAGAACTCCACCCGAAGAAAACAAAAATATATCCGCTGAAGAAAGGAATAAAGGTTCTTGGTTTCACATTCAGACTGACTGATACGGGGAAGGTGATACGAATCATCGACCCGGATAATGTGAAGCATGAACGGAAGAAACTGTTCAAAATGGCACAGAAAGTCAAAAAAGGCGAAATAACTAAGGAGAAATTCTATCAGTGTTATGAAGCATGGAAAGCTCATGCGGAACTTGGCAACTCATATAAGTTGCTGCAGGAAATGGACAAATATGTTAAATCCCTATTTGAAAATGATGAATTGGAGGCAGCGTAATGAAAGTTATCCCTTTGACAAGTACAATTCTTGACAGGCATCTGGCAGAGAATGCACGTGCAACCGCTGAAGACGTGAAGGCCGTGCAGGACTACAACATTATGATGGGTATTCTGGAAGACCCGTCCGCAGAAGAAACGGAGGAAGAGAACAATGGCTAAGAAGACAGTTGTGCAGGAAGAGGAAATTGTGCATTCCCCTAAATTTTATGACATCAAAGAATACTATGACACCGGCAGATGGAAAAAGCCTGCTGTGCGTAAAGCTGTGACATCCACCACGATCTGGAAGATCACACAGGAAGAGTACAAGGAAATCACGGGAGAGGATTTCTAATCATGAAGATGCAGGTAATGCTGGATGGTAATGAACTGAAAGCTATTGTGTCAAAAGCTTTAAACATTCCTTTAGAGAATGTAAAGCCGACGCGATACAGCATTGCAGTTGAAAACATGCCAGCAGAAGAAGTTGACCGCAAGGTCAAAGAGTATCTGGAAGTTAAATAATTTCAACATATTTGGTCTCCAACAAAGTTGGAGTGTGGCAACGAGAGAGCCTGACGGTATCTCGTAAAAGAGAACGGCGAACAACAAGCCTAAAGCGGTCATGAACGTGGATGGTATCTCATGACGCTCAAAATAACACTTGAGCCGTTTGGATAAAACCTTTCAGTGAGCGTATCGTGAGAAGAAAAAAGCGAGCATACCAAGTGTTGCGGTATGCTGCTAAAGGGAACGAGGGGCAACAGACTACGGAGCAACACCCACAGATGCCCCTCTATTTTTGTAAGAAGAGGTCAGAATCAATGATCTATAATACAATATACGCGGGAACGACTTATGAAGTTTTCGCATTCATAAAGGTTACGTATCCTTCCGGATATACATGCACATGCTCCAACGGGAGCCAGACTATCTATGCTGAAGATACTTCCGGAAGCTATGCTTTTGGAGTGCCTTCTGCAGGACGGTGGACTATATCATGTCCGGGGACTTCGATTACACCAAAGTATGCAACTATTGTCACAGAAGGAACCGTTGTGTCGGTTACATTGTCGTGAGGTGAGCAGATATGATTTTTAATCTGATAAGACCGCTTACAAGTACGAGTTCGACAATAGCTTTCGCAGTAGTAACTTATCCTGCAGGCGCAACATGCACAGCAACCCTTGGAACGACAGTTCTGACAGCGACAGACACTTCGGGGCATATGGTTTTCCATCTTAATGCTATCGGCCGGTGGACAATCACTGCTACAGACGGCACAAGTTCTGTGTCCGACACGGTGAGAATCACTGCAAAAGCGCAGAGATTTACAGTGACGCTATCCTTCAGAGTCCCCACAGCATACAGAGAAGTTGAATATCTTGAATCAACTGGTACGCAGTACATCAACACCGGGTTCCTGTTCCAGAACGATTTGTCTAAACGCATCAATATCAAGTTTGCTTTGCTTGATGACTTAACGCATTCCGTTGGTGGAACGTATGACACAGAGATAGGTGCTGCAAGTATCTTGGGCTTCCCGGCATATCTTGTGAACAATGGATTGTATTACAATGTGGCAGCTGGAAGCTATGTATTATCGTCTGCAACAGTGGGCGGTGTCATGACCACAGTTTTCAACGATTCTTCTCATGCCGTGATTGAAAATGGCACAACGAAAACAACAATCACTTCATACGCCTATACATGCACAAGGCCGTTCTACCTGTTCGGTATCAACCAAGACGGCTATCTGGCTTATAGCGGAAAGACGAGAATTTATTACTTCCAGTTTATTGACAATACAACAGGTACATTGCTCGCAGATTATATCCCTGTATACAGAAAAGCAGACACCGTTCCCGGATTTTGGGATACAGTATCAGAGACGTTTATTACGAATGCAGGAACGGGGACGTTTAACCGTGGCCCGATAGTTTCATGAAGAGGTGAAAATTATGAGTGAAGCTACGATTTATAACGCTTTGAGAAAAGGCGGTTTGAGTGAAGCCGGAGCATGTGCCATGATGGGGAACATGTTCAAGGAAAGCTCGCTCAGAAGCAACAATGCCGAAGATTCAAAAGGAATCTCTGATGAAGAGTACACAAAGGCTATCGATGAAGGAAGAATTTCTGGATATGAGTTTCAGAAAGACCGTATCGGATACGGACTTTGCCAGTGGAGTTTTCCTTCAAGGAAACGGGAATTATACAATCTGGCTCTTGGTAAGCAGGTTTCTATTGCAGATGAAGCTATGCAGTGTGAATTCTGCATTACGGAGCTGAAGAGAGATTTTTCTGCTTTGTACGATTATCTTTGTGTGGCA